CATATATCTTTGTGCTACCGAATCAAGAAGCATCGGATACGGGCTCTTCTCGAAACGTGGCAGAATTTTCGCCGTCCTTAACTCCAAACGAAAATTCACTTATTTCTTTGATTAAAAAATTAATATCACCTTCTTCTATATCTTCATAAGATATTTCATCTCCCGTTATTTCATTAGATGGCTTATCGACAATTTTAAAATTATCTTGTGATACAACCGCTCTTGTTAAAAACATCTTCTGTATCTTCTCCATCATATCTGGATCAATTTTTTCTGGAGCATTTTTTGCTTCACTTAAAGTATCAGGGAGCATCCCCATTCTGAGATAATCTAATGCTTTAATTTTTCTAATTTCCAATTCTAATCCACTTGGACAAGTAACTTTCTTTCTATTTCTCTCTCTATACTCCTGTGCATTCATAATTTTAATCTCCTCTTTTGGTTAAATTATTAATTGCTCAATAGGCGCTCTTCGTGTTAACAAGTGTAATTTTCATCGTGCACGCACTTCCACTGTTATAAATTCCACGCCCTGTAAACCCGACGGTAATCCTTCCAGGTCCACCTACATTAATAGGAAATGCCTCATATCTAAAAGATGGTATGTCTATAACTATATTTTCATAGTATCCAGAAGACATTGCAGTAGGCTTTGTTAAAGTAGTAAGTAATTTTCTTTCTGTCTGAGCCATAAAAATATCATACTCATCCAAATCTGGTAAATCAATTGTTCCTGATACTCTTACTTCCCTGTATCCATCCCTTTGAATTCTTCCTCTTCTTTTAGTTCCGTCAAGAAGAACTATTCCAGACAAAGCGTTATTTAACGATATTGTAATTTCTTCAAAATCACTAACAACAGCTGCTGTGCTACCGGCAGCTGTAAGTGAAAAACTTGCTTGATCCCAAGTAAATGCATCTGCGTTAAAATAACTTGCAGTGCCAGCTTGCATAAGACTTGTTGTTCTGCTAATTATTCCGACATTCATTTTAACAACGGCACCAGCAGCAATATTTATTTCTAATGTATTTATTTGTCCGTCAGTAAGCTGGAATGCCTGCTCAACTCCTCTGTAGATTTGAAATCCATACGGAGTTAAAGCTGCATTTCCATCAAATCTATCTTGGGTTAAAGTAAATTCATGAGTCCAAACCTTACCACTTAAAGTTGTTGTAACCGCTACACTACCACACGCAGCATGAAGAAAAGGACCGCAATCTATTGGATTTAATTCCATTGAAATATCACCTTCAACAGTTTCTAATCCTTCTACTGGTGCTGGCTCATCATATCTGTCTAAAATTGATTCTTGCATTAACAGCTCTTTATTTGTTACAATGCCCTCACTAACAAAGGGCATAAAGTGCCAACTCGTGGTAGCTGTTCCCCACGAATTTTGTCTTGACACCGCCAAAAATCCATCGACTCCATAGCTCATCACAAACCTCCTTAATTTATTAGATTATTTATGTTGATTCTTATTATTTTTTTTTGTAAAAAATCTATTTTACTCCTTAATTATTGATCCTTTATTACAACAAAAGGGATACTTGCTTTGATATAAAATGTATTCTCGTAATGCATGTGTTCGTACGTTGTTGCACCTATCTCACTTGTTATAACTCCTGTTCCAACTGATTTATTTGCTAATAGAACTTGATACACATTCTCTTCTACTGGAGATATTAATTTAAATGCATTTTTATAATCACCAGCTGACATTTCCCATATCATAATGTTAAATGTCAATTTAGCTGTGTATGGAGTTCCCGACATTCTTTTTAATTCACGTTCCTTCAAAGAAGGAAATATATTTATCATTGGACAAATATCAGGACTTGGAACGTTGTCGGGCTCTTCAGCGGCTTGTATTGTGTATTTTTTTGTTCTGACATCAACATTAAAGATTTCTTCTAATGCTATAAGAATTTCATAATCTGTCGCCATTATTCCATAATACCTTTGCTTATTTCTTTTATGTAATTATTAGTTGTTTTTATTAATCTTTTTAATATGCTTTCGTCTTTTTGTCTTGGTAACATTCTGCGTTGTAGTATTTTTAAATTCATTTGTTTTTGATGACTTCCAATTAAAATTTTTCTTGCCTTAATTTTTTTACCAAATGCACTATTTATTTTACGAAGATGACTTTTAACAGTTACTCTTTTATTGATTGTAGCCCCAAATTCATGTGGAGGAGCATACTCTTTTCCCGTTCCAATATAGATGCCATCACTTGAAAATCTTGTGTTAAAGCTCTTTCTTAAATCACCAGTATCTATTAATATTTTTGGACCGTATTTTGATTTCTTTTTACCTTTCCTTCTTGCTGCTTTTGTAGAATCTGCAATATCCTTCCATTTTCCTTCCTGAAGTAATGCACCTTGTTTAGCAAAATTTTCATCAACCCATTTTAAACCTTGAATCCCCCAGCGTGCATATAACGCTCTCGGATTCTTTAAATCAGTCGCAACAGCGGTTAACTTAGCAATAACTTTATTTTTGTCTTCTATTTTTATTTTAATGTTCATTACGCTGCATCATCGTCGATTTCATCACGAAGTTCATCTATATAATCCGTGTCAATTTGCTGTTCCTCTGCGTCCAAGAGCGTAAATACAGGGTGATAATTTTCATGGCTACTCCAGATTATTGTATCCGATTTTGCTCCTATTACATCTCCGCTATTTGTAACTAAGGAATAACTGCCAGATTCAAGACCTGTAATCAATTTGTCAAAATGTTCTTTTCTGTCTAATATCCATCCAGGTGTATCTCCTCCTGCCTTAACGCTTGGTCTTTCTAATATTTCAAGTAGCGCCAAATTTTTTGATAAATATCCAATTGCTGGAGGAGTGCTGCTAAATGGCACAGTATATCTGGCAGACAATCTCATGTTTATAACATTGTCAACGTCTGATATATATTGATTGAGTTGTCTATTAGTCAGGTCTGTTGTGTCAATTTTGGGATAAATTGCTCTTATATCATTTGGGTTACTATACAGTCCAGTTTGATCCGAATCTATTAATATTATCTCAAACAATGCTCTATCAACATACGCTTTTGAACTTACAGATATGCTCCATTCAGAATAATATATGCCAGGACTTGTTGGTAAAGTGTATAAAGAATAATAAGAATAAGCTGTTCCTGATTGAACACTTGTCAAAGATGTAACAGCTGTATTACTTGAATTGAAGACAGATAGAATTGGATTTCCATCAGGAGCTACACTCATTACAAGTGTAAACTGTTTTGTATCTCCGCCATTTAAAATGTCCATTGTTTAATGTCCTTCTATATCTGATTTTTTACCAGTATGATCTTTTATATCTGATTCTTTACCAATATGGTCTTTTATATCTGATTCTTTACCAGTATAATTCTTTATATCAGTTTTTATATATAATACAATTTCAGTTGTCATTTCTATTTACTTCTTCCCATTAGCCATTAATTTTGTTTTATCGGAAGATCCCTTACTTGAACCAAAAAAGTATTGAAGCACTGCTGTAAACCCAGAAACAAGCCCACCAAATAACATAAACACTGCCTGTGATGAAGCTTCTGGAATAGCTTTAAAAAACATCAAAGCAGTAAGTCCAAAAAATCCAGAAACTATTACCCATGCCAAAACATATAAATTAATATCGGTTTTACCAGTAACCCTTTCATGTTCCACTTGTCTCTGTCTTGCATTTTGAACATCCTGCAAATAAAGTTTGTCGGATTCTATTGATAATTTTACCAGCTCTGTTTTATTTTCTATTTCAATCTGTTTTAATTTTAGGATTGCTTCCGGGTCAGCCTGAATAGCATTGTATATTTGTTCTGGACTTGGATTTTCATCTTCTACACCAAATGCAGATGCAACCAAAGCTATACCAGTTCCAATGGCTCCAGCGCCAGGGACAAAACTTCCTACAACATTACCAAGTACAGGAGCATATTTTTTTATACTGCTTGCAACGCTATTCCAATCCATACTCTCTCCTATGTTTGTCTTGTTCTTCTAAATGTAAATGAAGGGCATAGCGCATAATAACTGTCAGTCGGGGTTGCTCTTTTTGCTCTTTCTATATCCTTCTTGTTCACCCATGTTAGATCCCGTGTTAGAACATCCACCTTATATGCCTTATTTCCTACGTAAAAGCTGAATAGCTCACCAAGTCCTACAGAAATAAACAAAGAAGGTATCCACTTGGGAAGTCTTAACACGAGCCATCTCTTGCCATACCAGGGATTGAATGCCCCGTGCCTGAGTCTTGTTGGGTCTATTGCCTGTAGTCGTCTGAGTTTTCCTGCAAGACGAACACCAAAAAACTCATCCCACTGCCACGAAGGAATGTCTATTATTCTCAGCTCTTCATTATTCCAGAACTCCTTGTTCCAGAACTGTCCTATCGGCCTTACTGTA